CGCCCCCTCTCAAGCGGAGAACCCGCGTACTACTCTCTTTTTAAAGTGGAGGATAATTTTAAGAGTAGTACATACCCCCGTTTTCACGGTATTTTAAGGGATTAGACTGTATCTTAAGCTATCATAGAGTTTTGATATACTCTCAAACCCATATCCGTTCAGTCGTTGAAGCCCCATCATATTCTATCATAGCGAACTTAGATGGTAAACTGCGGATTTTCCATTGTTACATATTTATCATTATTACTATTGGGAAGTGGTATTGCCACTGTTCCTTTTATAAATTTCTTTATAAAAGTAGTAGATAAATCTTTAGGAGGTTCCCGCTACAAGATATGTTGCTCACAATTAATTATGAACTTGCCGAATCATTGCCTATTCGACACACCCCGTTCTCAAGGTGTAAAGTACTTTCCTTTTGGATGTTATAATCAGATAATGTTCTACCGTCTTCAAGTTGTTTTCCTGCGAAAATTCGCTTATACCCTAAGTTTCCCTAGGGGCTAGACTGTATCTTAAGCTAGCTCAGGGTGCCAACCATCATAGCTAACCGATGACCGTGCGGTCGTTGAAGGAGAACCATATCCTAGCATAATTATCGGACTTAGGTTCTTTACCCGCGGATTGCCCAATCCTAAACGTTATTACTTTGCCCTAGGTCATTACCCCGGGTGCTTTATAATGTTTCCACTATAAAGGTAGTAGTTTAGGCTCTAAGGGGTTTCCCGACATTATAAGCCATCTCGCCGTGTAAAAAAATAATACAAAAAAAATACACGACTAGCAGTTGTTACTAACAGGAACTAACTGTTTATCTTCATTCAGAGCCTGATGAATGAAGCAGACTGCTTTTCAGACCTTTTGTTTGCACAAACCCGTGTGCTTTTATTTCCTGAAGAATGCTATCATAAATATTATAAGAAGCCGATTTTTTAAGATTTTTAATAACTGTATATGGTCTTATGTTAACCCAGTGGAAACATTCATATACTTGATTTGGATCTGATAGATCAAACATTGAACAAGGTTTACAGTGATCCATATGCCATGTTTCTCCGTAATTATCCATAGTCATACCATCATATAACTGATATTCCATCCAATCACGAAGAATTTTAGGTGTACACTGTACATATTTCATAGTTCTTTGTTTTTTTGTTTCGTCCTGTGCTATTAATGCATTGTAAAGTCTGGTACGCAAACGAACTTCTAATTTGAATGTTATATCAGTATTTATTTTATTTTGTTTATATTGACTTGTTTGTTTAATAATTTTTTCTCTATTTTTCTGATAATATTCTTTACGTCTTGTAGAAGAACAGTTTTTACACTCGGATCTTAGTGTTCCGGTTGGTCTCTTATAAAATAATGTACCATGTTTGTTTTTACCACATATTGTACACTGTTTGGTAATATCAGTTTCTATAATTTTTTTCTCGGCTTTCTTTCGTTTATAATGCTCTTTATTTAAATCTCTATACTTTTGTCGATTTTTAGATCTACGTTCTCTTTCATATGTGTTTTTACAATTTTTACAATATGATCTATCCTTAGGAAATTTATCTAAATCTTTGGTAATATGGCATTTAGTACACTCTTTCATTTACTCATTATTACCAAATATTTAAATAATTTTTTGTTCAGGTGTGCTTAAAAAATCTCTGCTGGGTTGGAGGACGTTAATACCCTAAGTTTTCACAAAAGGACTAGACTGTATCTTAAGCAGATTCAAGGAGATACCTATCATTATCCACCGACATCCGTGCGGTCGTTGAGGGAATATCATATTCTATCATAACGAACTTAGATATTTTACCCGCGGATTACCCAATTCTTAACGTTATTACTATGAGCGAGGTCATTACCCTGCCTATTATAATAAATTTCTAAATTATAAGTAGTAGTTAAGACTCTAAGGGAGTTCCCGTCATTATAAGATGTCTCGCATAGATTTAATTATCTATACTAACATTTGAATTTATATTAGAGTGTTTTAATTTAACATGTCTGTTTAAAGAATCTTTACTTTTATATTCACATGAGCAATGAGAACATTTAAATGATATACCTTTATCAATATGTTCTTTTTTTTCATGCCTTCTTCTTCCAGAAGGAGACGCATATTCTAAATCACAAAAATTACATTTAAATTTTTCTTCAAATGGTTGTTTTGAAATATAAATACAATTTTCTATTTGATTTATTTTATAAGGTATAATTAAGTAAGGTTTGATATCGTCTAAAAATTTCAATGAATCTTTATGACCAATTCTCCATTCATACGTTGTGCAAATTTTATCTGACGCAGGAGAATTTCTAACTCTTTTTCTCACATTTCCATTCCAAATTTCTTTTGCTTTGAAAAGAGGTGTTGGGTCATTTTGTGAAATAGATAATCTTATTCTATTACTGTTAGATTTGTCATTTGAAACACTACCTTCTCCTTCATAAAATCCCGCCATCCAAATTTTAAATATTAATTGCTGGTCCATTATTTTTATACTTATCAACACGTTTTTAAACTCTAATATACAGGATTACAACAGTTTATCTAATAACAGAGCCTGTATGTTATTAGCTGAATGTTTTTCGGGACAATTCCTCAGTTTATCCCTTCCTTATCTTGAATTTTAGCTTTGACATTATCAATCGAATCTGAAGGCTCAACTTCAAGTGTAATAGTCTTTCCAGTGAGCGTCTTAACAAATATTTGCATTTTTTTGTATTTTTTATATTAGTAAACATATTTTTAAATTTGTAAAATATCTTCCCTAAAAAAATTATAAAAAATACAGGTTAAAAACAATATAAAATTTTTAAAATGATTTTAAAATTAAAGAAAAAGTTATAAGACCTTATTACACTTAATTATGAGTACTTTTTCTGGAAACGATTTGATTACGAGTGATCTTGGAAATATGTTAGAGAGTATTAAACAAACTTTCTCTAATAATACTATCTCTAATGGTACTATGACTAATAATACTGTTGATATTTTGATGATTATTCTTCAAAAAACCGTTGAGTTACATGAAGAAATAAAGGATATAAAAGTATCTCTTGATGAACACAGATTTATTGTTGAAGATTTTAACGATGATATTAATCAAAAATCTAAAATTGCAGGTATTATTGGTATAGTTATTCTTGTATTAGGCATGTGTTGTTGTTGTATGATAGGGTGTAAAACAGGTTAAATAAAGCTTAAATATTATGTTTCTCTTTAATAAGAGAAACATAATATGAATAATTTAGCGTGTGTATCAAAAATATTATATGACAAAGAGGTTATAGAAAAAAATAAAGAAAATTATGAATTAAAACAAAAACTAAAAAAATATGAAACACCAAATCTTTCGTTAGAAAATGAAGAAGAATGGGAAAAGTTAAAAGAAAAAGAATTTTCTAAGTTAAAAAAAACGATTAAAAATTGGTGTTCAAATATTCTTATTGAAGCCCTTGAATACGAAATAGATAGTATATGGAGTTCGAATATAGTTAGTTGTTTAGAAGAATGTTTAATAAAATTAACAAATAACAAAGAGTGGGCTAAATTTCATAAGGAGTATATACTTACATGTGTTGTAAATTGTTTAGAGAATTTAAAATATTTGAATTTAACAAAAAATGAAGAATTAAAAGAGAATATTGGTAATATGATTTATGGTAGTATAGTTGGAATATTATATGAAAGATCACCTTCAGTGTTAGATAATTTAGAGTGAGATAAATGGGTTATAAAAATAAAATAAAATGATTTATCTTTTAAAAAACAATTTAGATGATTTAAAGATAAATTATACAAAATAAAATTAATGGAAACACAAGGTGTTCAAGAAAATCAAAAGACTATGGAAGTCTTAATTAAATCTGAAGTCAATAAAGACTCAGAAATTATTAATGAAACTCGTGAAGTCTGTCGAGTATTACCTAATGGAGAAACTGTTTGTTTCTTGAATGATCGACAAGGAGAGATTACAAGAAAGCAAATAGAAGAAAGGTATTCACAAATTAGATTAACAGATAAGGATGAAGAGAATGGACTTGAGCTTTTCTGTTATATTAAGTGTACTAACGATGATGAAGATGTAGTTAAGAAGTGTAGAGGAGTTGTTTTCAATAACGATAAGATTGTTATGAAAGCGTTTCCGTTTACAAGAGAATATTCTAGTACAGATGAAGATAATGTAAAGAGTGTTTTTTCACAAACAGATTTTACAAAATGCAGATTTTACAATTCGGTAGAAGGTACATTGATTCGTGTTTTTAATTTTAATGATAAGTGGTTTGTTTCAACACATAGAAAGTTGAACGCGTTTAAGAGTAAGTGGGCTTCTAAGGAGTCTTTTGGAGATATTTTCAAGAGGTCTTTGGAAGAGTATATGATGAATGGAGGATATGAAAAGGTATTTGATGGAGTTACTGAAAGTTTTGATAAAGAAAGTATTAAAGAAAATACAATTGAAAAGGTATGTAGTAGACTTGATAAGAACAATCAGTATATGTTTTTGGTAAGTAATACTCCAGAAAACAGGATTGTTTGTACTACAAAAGAAGTACCTGAATTAATTCATGTAGGAACGTTTAAAAATGGTGAACTTGATTTAGATGATTATGTTGGATTTAATAAAGGAAAAGAGCATCATTTTGGGAGTGTTGAGGAGATGATCAGTGAAGTTGAAAGTATTGATTATGATGAGTTTCAAGGAATTATTGCGTTTTTACCTAATAATGAACAAGTTAAAATTCTTACACCAAAGTATCAAGAGTTGTTTAAAATTAGAGGAAACGAGTCTAGTATTAAGTTTAGATACCTGCAAGTAAGAATGAATAAGAGACTTAGTAATGGATTGTATAGTTTGTATCCTAAATATAGTAAAGATTTTGATGATTATGAGAATATTTTGTATAAGATTGCGCAATTTATTTACAGATCGTATATAGCGAGGTACATTAGTAAGAGATACATTACGTTGCCAGTTGAAGAGTTTGCTGTTATGAGAGAGTGTCATAATTGGCATTGTCAAGATCGTGGTAATAATAGGATTAATGAGGAGAAAGTGATTGAAGTATTGAATCAACAACCACCTACAAATTTGAATCATATGATTAGACGATTTAGAATTGATGCATCTAAGCATCGTGAAAAGCATGCTAGCAGACAATATGTTACTCCTAAATTTGGACCTAAAACCCCAGTTGCAATGGATACTCACGGAGCGAACTCCGCTCGTGGAGATACTCACGGAGCGAACGATGGAACTTCACGACAAAATACAAATATTTCACCGATGGTATTGCCTATTAATTCTCAAGAAGCTCGTAGAACGGAAAGTATGATTGATCCTATTAGTGTATAATATTTAGAGAAATAAAAGAATAAAATAAATTGAATTATATATTCTAGAGATAGAATATATAATATAATAAATAAAGATGGATAAAAACGAAATAAAAATACTTGGAGTAGGAGATCCACATATTAAAATAGATAATCTTCCAGAGTTTGATTTATTCTGTAATAAACTATATGAGTTAGCGATAGAAGAGAATCCTGATATTATTATTGTTTTGGGAGATGTTCTTGATACGCATGAGAGGTTGCATACAGTGACTATGAATAAGGCGTTTGATATGATAAAGAATCTTCGAGATATAAGTAAGACGTATATTTTGGTAGGTAATCATGATGCTATAAACAATCGAATATTTTTGAATGAGAATCATTGGATGAATGCTATGAAAGAATGGAAAAATGTAGAAATTATAGATAAAGTAAAAGTATTAGATATAAACGATATAAAATTAACATTAGTTCCTTATGTACCTAATGGTAGATTTATAGAAGCATTAAAAACAAATGATGAAGAAGAATGGAAGAATAGCGATTTAATTTTTGCGCATCAAGAGTTTTATGGATGTAAAATGGGAGCTATAGTATCAGTAGATGGGGATAGATGGGATGAAGAATATCCTTATGTTATTTCAGGGCATATTCACTCAAATCAAAGACCGCAAAAAAACATATATTATCCAGGATCTGCTATGCAAAATGCTTTTGGAGAGAGTGAAAAGAATATTATTCCAGTTATAAGAGTTGAAAAAGATGTTGTTGATGCGTCCCACGAATCTATGGCGAAGATAGATATTCAGGAAAAGAATTTAGGGTTACCTAGAAAAAAAATAGTATATATGGATGTAGAAGATATAGATAATTATGAACCAGAAAAGATAAATGAAGAAAAGATAAACGATAAAATTAAAGTTACAGTGAGTGGAGTGTATGAAGATTTCAAAGCGTTGAAGAAGACAAAAAAGTATAAAGATTTAGTGAAAAAAGGAGTAAAAATAGTGTTTAAACCTAAAAAAATCAAAGAAAAGCTTAACATAGGGGATATTTCAGATGATTTTATAGATGAAGATGGAAGTGTTAAGTTAATGGATATACTGCAGTCAAAAGTTAATTGTACTAAAAACGAGTATGTTGTTCAAGCTTATGAGTTGGTAGTGAATGGTAAAGATATAGATACAAATGATATTATGTTTGTATGATAAAATTTTAGATAGAGAGAATAAATGTTTTTTTATGTATTAATAAAAAAAACATTTAGAATAGATAAAATGAGTAATTATGGTTATGGAAATTACAATCAATCAACGCAAAATTACGGTGTAACTCCTGTAGAAGATCTTGCTGATATTGAACAAATGGAACAAATGGCTTCTAGTAAAATGAAACAACTACATATACCTCCTGTTTCGTCTGGTATGGTATCTCCACATCCTTCACAGCAATTTATACAACAAATAGAGCAACAACCAATGAGTGCTTCAGTTTATCCTCAAGGTATGATGATGTCATCGCCGTATGTTGATATGGATAATGAGTCAATTAAAGAAGTTAACTCTAATTTGAATTGTCTTGATGTTTGTGATCATATTAAAACATGTCCTATATGTACTAAGTTTTATAAAAATGATAATACGGTGTATATAGTTGTAATAATTGTACTAATAATTATTAGTTTACTTTTGTTAAAAAATGTATTAGATAATATTAAAAGATAATTTTTATATTTTAATAAAAATATAAAAATCAAGCTATCATTTGCTATAAAAGATCAATTTCTAATAAAAGATATAATGAATTATATAATTGAGAAATTTTTACCTTTAAAATCTAATGTTGATAACAAAGTTAATCATTTCAAAAAGATTTGCATTAGTGGTAATTTAGATTATGATGATAAAGATAATATTTGGAAATGGTTTAATAGATTTTTAAGGATTGCGCAATATTATATTAAAATTAAAATTAAAAACAAAATTTATATAAATAATAAAATGAAATTTTTATTATTTATATAAAAATAATAAAAAAATGCCTAATAAAAAAAGTAACCGTAAAAATATTTGTAAAACTTGTGGTATAAGAGCCATATATAATTTTAAAAATAATACTATTGGAATATATTGTAAAAAACATTCAAAACCAGGTATGATTAACGTTAAATCTCCTAAATGTATTGATTGTAAAGAAAAACAACCTACTTTCAATAATCTTGGACAAACAACAGGATTATATTGTAAAGATTGTTCAAAACCAGGTATGGTAGATGTTAAACATCCTAAATGTATTGATTGTAAAGAAAAACGACCTTATTTCAATAATCCTGGACAAACAACAGGATTATACTGTAAAGATTGTTCAAAACCAAGTATGGTAGATGTTAGATCTCCTAAATGTATTGAATGTAAAGAAAAACAACCTAATTTCAATAATCCTGGACAAACAACAAGATTATATTGTAAAGATTGTTCAAAACCAGGTATGATTAACGTTAAATCTCCTAAATGTATTGATTGTAAAGAAAAAATACCTAATTTCAATAATCCTGGACAAACAACAGGATTATATTGTAAAGATTGTTCAAAACCAGGTATGATTAACGTTAATTCTCCTAAATGTATTGAATGTAAAGAAAAACAACCTATTTTCAATAATCTTGGACAAACAACAGGATTATATTGTAAAGATTGTTCAAAACCAGGTATGGTAGATGTTAAATCTCCTAAATGTATTGAATGTAAAGAAAAACAACCTAATTTCAATAATCTTGGAGAAACAACAGGATTATATTGTAAAGATTGTTCAAAACCAGGTATGATTAACGTTAAATCTCCTAAATGTGTTGAATGTAAAGAAAAAATACCTACTTTCAATAATCTTGGACAAACAACAGGATTATATTGTAAAGATTGTTCAAAACCAGGTATGGTAGATGTTAAACATCCTAAATGTAAAGCAGAAGGTTGTAAAAAGCGTTCGTCATATGGTATCCCTTGTAATTTACCAAGTAAATGTTCGGTTCATAAAGAAGAAGGAATGATTGTTAGACCTCGTGGAAAATGTACTATTAAAAATTGTAATCAAATAGCAACTCACGGAATACATAAACCAAATCATTGTGAAAATCATAAAACTGATAATGATGTAGATTTAGTAGAGAGAAAATGCATTGAATGTGGAAATATTGATATTATAATAAATGGATTATGTGTTAATTTTTGTGGATTAACTGAAAAACATAAAGAACTTAAAAAACATCAAAAAATAAAAGAGAAAAGAGTGTTAAAAATATTAGAAGCAAATTTTATGAAACCAACAGAATATAATGTAAGAGTTGATAGACATTGTGGCGGAGTTAATTCAGAAGAAAAAGAAATTGGATTTGATTTTGGTAATTTTAAAGTATTTGTAGAAGTAGATGAAAATCGTCATAAATCTTATTGTGAATTAGGAGAAGTAAATAGAATGAAAAATATTTATATGAATGAAGGAGGAATTCCAATTGTATTTATAAGATATAATCCAGATAATTTTAAGGATAATAATAATAAAACAAAAAAATTATCACAAGCAAAAAGACAGGAAATATTAATAAAATGGTTAAAAAAATATAAAAATGATGGTTTAAAGCATAATTTAAGTGTAAATTATTTGTTTTATGATGGATGGAAGGAAAGAGAAATTTTTGAATATGAAATAGAACCATATAGAACAGAAGAATTTAAATGTGATAAAACAAATAAAATATTTTATATAAAATCTCAATATGAAGAACATCTAAAAAAAATTAATCAATCCAACCAATAACTAAAATTTTAAATTTTTTAAGTATCTTTTCTAGATTAAAAATGTATTAGATAATATTAAAAGATAATTTTTATATTTTTATAAAAATATAAAAATCAAGCTATCATTTCAGCTTTTATTTTTTCATTATGTTTATAATCTTTAATTTCAAAATAATCGTAACATAAAGATTCCAAGTCATTTAAGTTTTTTATGTCTTTATTTATAAAAATTTTTGGAAAAGAGTAAGGAAATCTATCTAACTGAGTGTTTACGGCCTGTAAATGTTGTTCGTAAATATGAGCGTCGCCTAAATTTATGAATAAATTTCTTGGTTTCAATTGACAAACTCTTGCTATAAGAATTAAAAATAGAGAAGAAGATGTAATGTTAAAAGGAAGACCTAAAAATAGATCTGAACTTCTATTAAATACCTTCATATCAAGATGATTGTCTGATGAAACGTAGAATTGACAAATTATAGAATGACATGGAAACAAAACACCTTGTTCACATTGTAAAGGGTTGTAGTCTGTTAATAAGAGACGACGAGATGTTGGATCTGTTTTTATTTGATTTATTAATTTTTGTAGTTGATCAAGTTCACCGTTAAAATTTCTCCATTGATAACCGTACATAGGACCCATTTCGCCTTCTTCGTAATCTAAGTTTCTAGATTTTAAAAATTCAGATGAAGTATTACGTTTCCATATATTTATACCTTTTTGTTCTAAAATTTTTGTATTAGTTTCACCTCTTATAAAAAATAGGAGTTCTTCAACAACACCTCTAAAAAACATTTTTTTTGTAGTTAAAAGGGGGATAGTATTGTTTTCTAAATTAAATTTTAATGTAGGAGGGGAAAAAGAACTGTATACGTTAGCGTTTCTTGTTTTTCTAAGTTCGGAGTATAAAGTATATTTTAGGACTTCCAAGTAGTTAGATTCTTCTATATTTTCCGAATGAATGTCTAGAACGTAGTGAGTAAAGTGATCAAAATTTTGGTGAGATAAGCAAAGGGAATTTTTGTAAGATAATTGAGGAAAAAATTTATCACAATCATATTCTTTATTCATAAAAGAGATATGGACCTCTGATATCAAGTTTTTGTAATTAGAAAAAACAAGATTGTAAATTTGTTCACCACCAGCTATAAATATTTTACTTTCAGGAAATCTTTCTTTAGAGTCTCTAATAGCATCTAATAAATCAGTGTATACTCTAGCGGTATTATTTCCAATTACCTGATTAGTATTTTCGTATAATAGACTTTTACTAATACAGTAAATATTTCTATTTTTTAATACTTTAGGAATGAATTGAAGAGTATTTCTGCCGAATATAACAGTATTATTCAAAGTTTTTTGTTTGAATAGTTTTAACTCTTCGGAACAAGACCAAGAAAGAGAGTTTGTGAGACCTATTCCTAGTTTACCGTTTGATTGTTTTGATACTGCGACGATAATATTTAACATTTGATGATTTTGGATATTTATATATAGATGTATAAAATAATAAGTTAAATCATTTTATAAATAATATTTTTTAGAATAAAAATGAGTGATTCAGAAGTCGAATTTGATTATGGTAGTGAACAAGATTATGATAGTAATGAAAGTGGTGATGAAGGAGGATGGATCGGAGGAGATCTTTCGGAAGATGTTGGTAGCGGAGATTTTTTTGGTAACGAGGTTGAAGTAAATCAACAAGTATTTCCTCAACAAGAGGAAGCAGAATCATCATCAGACGAAGAAGAGGAAGAACAATCATCATCAGACGAAGAAGAGATATCTTATCCTGTTAAAAAATTTGATAATTTATTAACAGAGACAAATTATGATATAGGATATGAATATGAGATACAATTACAGCCAGGAATTAAGCAATATGAACATGTTCAGAAACAAAATATTTTTGAGCATGGACAACAAGTTTTTTTAGAAGATTTGAATGCTATAGGAGTTAATACAGATATACTTAGTTACATAGGTAAAAAAATGGAAGATAAAGATAATTATACAAAATTTACGAGTCTAATAACAATAACATCTATTAATCTTTTACGTATAATTACTAGTGAAGATATGATACAAGGACATGTAAATTCTATTATGAAATATACAAAAAATATTGAAGACTATAAAATATTAAATCCGATAGGTTTTGTTTTAGGATATGGAGTAACTGAGGGATGTCCAGAAGACAAGCCTATAAATATAGAAAAATTAAATATTATTAAAAAGAATCTTACAAATGATAATAGTATTATAAAAAAGTTTAATGAAGATATAGATATTATTGATGTAGTTAGATATGCTAGATTTTGGATAAATTTAAGAAAAAATAAATAAATTGAATTATATATTCTGTAATTCTAGAATATATAATAAAAATGATGAATACGAGAGGAATACATTTTCAAGATATGAAATGGAAAGGAGGAGCTCATTTAGCTTTCAATGGAAGTATATCTGATTCTATTAGAATGGCTATATCAATGGGTATGTATAGTTGTCAAATTTATTTAGGATCTCCTAGATCATATAATAGAAGTACGATAGATAAAGAAGATATAAAAGCGGTAAAAGATATTCTAAAATTTTTTCCTGTTAATTTATTTATCCATACACCTGTTATATACAATTTATCTGGAAAAGTTGATAATTTGGCTTGGCAAGGTGGAGATATTGATAAGATAATGAACTTATGTGTTAAAGGAATGCAGTATGAACTAGATGTTTTGAATATGATTGAAGCAGAAAATATTGATTTAGGAGTAGTTGTTCATCCTGGTAGTAATAAGGATAAAGAAAACGGATTAAAAGCTATATCAGAGACCATAAACAAATTAGAGTTTAAAAATGGAACAGGTAAAGCAAAATTATTGTTAGAGAATTCTAGTGGAGGGGGAACAAAGTTAGCAACTACTTTTGAAGAGATTAAAAAAATAATAGATGGTGTTTTACCGGAGAAGAGAGAAAATGTAGGAGTGTGTATAGATACAGCACATATATTTGGATTTGGAAGTTATGATATTAGAGAGAAGAGTGAAGTTGATAGAATGTTTAGAGAGTTTGATGAAATTATAGGTAAAGAGTATTTATGTTTGATACATCTTAATGATTCCAAGTGTTCAGAACAAAAAAGACATAATGCGTTTTTTGGTAGTTGTAAAGATTGTCATCAATTATTAGGTGAAGGGTATATATGGAAAGATAATTATGAAACTTTAATATATCTTTTAGAAATATGTGAGCGTAGATCTACTCCTATTGTTTTAGAAACAGTTAAAGAAGATATATTCACTCTTGCGTCATTGAATAAGTTCAATAAATGATTTCCCTGAGCGGATTCGTCGGAAAGCTCGTCAGGAGTCATAATTTAAGGTATATCTTTGCGATATTCTCCCTGAGAAGTTATGAAAGTATCGTTTGATATATTTACATAATCTTCTGTATAAAGATTTTCCAAGTCTTTTTTTGTTTGAGAGTCTAATAAAGAATCTATATGCGGAGTTTGCAGAGAAAACTTTTCTGAATCATCTGAATCATCTTCTGATATAGAAGATACTAAAGAATGAGTATCATTATTATTATTATCAGAAACAAAGTTTAGAGTAGAAGATTCAGATAAAGCTTTATATTCTCCTAGAGATTTTGACTCGCGGAGATATTTAAAAATGTTATTTTGTGGTAAATTATAAGGTAAATTAGATCTTAAGAAGTATAAAAAAATCATACAAGGAAATAGTGTTACTAAAGTAATAGAAACGTAAATTAATTTCATTTTTATTAAGATATAATTTATTATTTAGATAAAAAATAATAAATTACTATTCATATGCCATTTTTTTTATTTTTTGTATGCATTCTTTTAATTTTACTATTTGATTATAGCAATCGTATAGAGCATGATGTTTAGTATTATCAGCACTCAAATAAACTTTACATAAATCGTAAGTAGTTCTTGTATCTCTAACTTGCCAAAATTTCCAAGGTGGTACAATAGAACAAGCTTTAAAAGCGCTTTCTAATATAGGTATATCAAAAGCGCATCCATGACCCCAAACGAAAGATATTTTTGTAAAATTATACCAATTATGAAACTGTACAAGAGCGTCTTTGATATCTAGTCTGTCATTATGGTCAAAGACTTCTTTACTTATTTCAGGGGGTTGAGATTTCCACCATTCTTCTGTATTTTTGTCGTAATCTAGACCTATATCTAGACAGCTTTTTAGGTCTACTCTGCAGTAAAAAGTATCATGATCTTCCAATTTTTTATTTAGGGGATCTTTTCTATTAAATTTTATGGCTCCTATAGTTAATATAGAAGCTTTATGAGATATAGCCATAGTTTCAATATCTACCATTACTTCCATTTTTATCTTTTTATTGTGAGATGGTGTTTTTAAAGTCTAATTAAAAATTTTTTTTATAAATTTTGCGATGTCGATGTCAGAAATATTTGTAAAAAGAATTTTAGGAATCTCTTGAGGATTATATTTATCTTCTAATTTTTGAAATCTTGATTTTTGATATTTATCATCTTTTTTAAAATTTATTTTATCTTTCTCAGTAGGATTTAAGATAGCTTTTTCAAATATTATATCTTTTAAAATGTTTCTTAATTTTTTTAAGTCGTGTAGATTGAATATATTTTCAGCTAGTTGTTCTAATTCAGATCCTGTTACACCGCAATGATCTTCCAAGTCTTCCCTGAAGTTATTATCGCCGAAAATATCTTTATATATTTTTTTGTATAAGTCGATTGCATAAGGTAGTAGTTGACTGGAAATATCTTTTGAAATATCTTCAAATCTGCAATCCATTCTCCATAAATTTTCGTTTGTTTCGGTATGTATATCTTTTAAAATATAAAAGCTATGAGGGTCTGATTTTTTTGAAGAAGGTATGTCTATATAAACGATGTTATTAAAACCATGAGTATTTAATAGAATATGTTCAAGTAATTCTTTTATAGTAAAAAGTACAATGTTATAATTTTTTAGATATTTAAAAATAGAAGAAGTAAAAGAAATGTATTTGTTTTCAAATTTTATTTGAGCTTTAAAACATTTTTTCATTAACTGCATGTCTTCTACAGTTAGATAATTTTTGAAGTAGTCTTGATATTTTGTTATTCTAGATTCCATGGGAGATAAACTTTCTGATATTATTTTTTTGTATTTACCTATTTCGAAATTTTTCTTTTTGAATAAATTTTCTAATTTTTTTATATCTTCATGAATATTTTTATGATACTCTTGAATATCCAACCATTCTACAGAACTTTTTCTCAAATTTTGTAAATTTTGTAAAGTTTGTCTATAACATCTTTCGTTTCTTAGTTTTTGAATAAGTTTATTATGTAATTTTTTATAATTGCTTTTGTTTACATTTGAAAGGTCTATATCATCTGATTGATTTTTCAATAAAAAATCATAAGAAATATCATCATCTTCATTATATTCTTTTATTGATTTTATTATAGGTGAATTTTTTACATAAGTTTCTTCTTGTACGAGTTCATTGGACATCTTTGGAACTGTTGTAGAATCTTTATCTGATACTCTAGGAGTGAACTTCTCGCAGATCTTCGCGAGGCGAGCTCGCTCGACGAGAAGGCGAGCTCTGCTCGACGAATCCGTTCGTGGAGATACTTCCTCAATAACTTCGGAGATATTCACTGAATCATCTTGAATATTACTCTCGGAGCGAGCTCCGCTCGTGGAGATACTCTCGGAGCGAGCTCCGCTCGTGGAGATAATTTCAGTAACAGATTCTTCGTAATCTATTTTTTCTAAAAGGGGTGATGAGTTTTCATTAACCTTATTTTTTTTTGATTTTTTATTTTTGATTTTTTTAAATTTTGAGGGATCTGGTCTTACTATAATAACTTCTTCTTCAATAATTTCTATATCTTTATGAAGATATATAGGTAAAAGGTCTTTTCTAGTTTCATAAATATGTATCTCGTTATTTTTTTCTTCTATAATAGAAGATATGTCTATATCGGTTTCTTTTTCGATTATAAATTTAAAAATATTTGTTTTCATTTTTTCTATACTTAAATAAGTTGAAAGATTTGATAATTCAATATCCTTTTTTTTTGAATCCTTTTCTAATTTTTTTAATTTTTTTGTGTGAAATTTAATAGTTGTTTCTAGTTTTGATATTTCTTGTTTATAATTTTCCATGATGTTTAAAGGATTTATATTAGAATCTGGAGATATGTTTATATCTTTTAATGGACATGTATTAGATATATGAGATTTTATATCGGATAAAGATGAAGTATTGAATATACATTTTGAACAGTTATAAACTATATCACACGAGGAATCTGTCCCATGAATCGCAAGATCAGTATCATGACACGAGTTTATGAGTGGGGGTTTAGGTAATAAATTACTTTCATTCATTAAAATATATTATTATATTTACTTTTTTTCTCTAAATAATAAAATTTAGTATTTAGAGAAAAAAAGTAAAAGGACAAATTATGAATAATTACCTTACTATTTTTATTGTAGTATTAATTTTTTTACTTTTAACACTTAGTTATAGTTATCAGTTTACAAGGGTGTTTTCACAATACATTTGTATACTTTTATTTATTATATGTTTATGGATAAATCCAATAAATTTGAAATTAAAAATATCTATAACAATTTTTTTACTTTATTATTATAGTAATAATATATATTTAGTTACTGTATTTGCTAAAAATATGTATAACATACTAAATATTGAAAATAAAAACGATATAATGTCAAGAAATCTTATATTAGAAAGCTATAAATCTGTACTTAATGTAAAAACAGATTTAAGTAAATTTTCAGAAATAGATTATCCTAGAATAATAGCTTGTAATTATGTGAATGATCAGATAGAAAATGTTTTTTGTTTATCGTCAATAGATGAAAATCAAAAGACTTCTTTTGTAATGGATATAATATTAAAAAACTATATAGGATTTGGTAGATGTGTTGAAAATCCTTTATTTATACCACATGAAAAAAATCAAGGTATACGATATCAAAAATTAAAAGAAGATATACCTAAACATATAAATGAAGGTAGAAACGTTTTTATATATATAACACCTGTACCTGACAGTTTTAAAGAAGATTATGAAATATCAAAAGTAAATACTGGAATATTTAGATTAGCAAGTGATTTAGAAATACCTATATCATTAATTTGTATAGATTATATAAAAAGAGATTATTTTGGAAGTATATATAGACAAAATTTTCATATTTGTGCAGGAGAAACTTTTGAGGTGAATAAAGAAAATATTAGGGATATTTGTAATAAGACTAAAAAATTTTATGAAGAAAAACTATTAGAATTTGAAAATAAAAAGTTTGATATTATATAAATGAGTGAAGAAGTACAAAATACTGTTCCTTTACAAAATTCTTCTCAAAATAAATTCTCCTCTTTTTTATTCTATATTTATTTGGTTTATAATATAGCATTAATTATAGCTATATCTTTCTATACGAAAAAATCTATGGATAAAAATGCTGTAAAAAGATATAAAAAAATAGCTAAATATATCGTGTTATCTATTGTGATATTACACTTTGTATTAGGAAGTTTTAACGCTTATATATTAGTTAAGAGTGGACATAACCCTTTAAATGCTAGATATACTCTCGGAGCGAGCTCCGATCGTGGAGATACTCTTTCTCAAATATCTTACAGAGGTTCTACGTTGATTCTTTCCGATATATCGTTATTATTGTGTATCTTTTTATTGTTAAGAAAAGAGGATAGATTTGAAAGTGCTATAACTTTAGCATTTTTTGGGAATATATTATGTTTATTAGATTATTTGTTCAAATAAATCTAAAGAATTTTTGACATTTTAATAATAAATTTAAAATGTCAAAAAAAAGTTTTACATATACCTCGTTAGATAAGGTAGAACAATCCTTTTATGAGACTACAGTTAATCCATCAGAATATTCAGTAAAATATTGTAATCATTGTAGAATAAATATAGCAACTCATAAAAAAATAATAGAATATCATTTAGATTCTTGTTTATGTAGAACTTATTTAAGTTGTGCTAAAAATTGCAGAAAATATGATCAGTATGAAGAGGCAAAATTGATTATATCAAGAAATAATATACCTTTATTAGCTTTTATAGATAAATTTCCAGAATTTTCTTCTAAGTTTTGTTCTGAAAAAATTAGAGTAGGATTTTATGGATGTAATAAATGTCTTACTATATTTCCTGTTGCTAAATTATATATGAGTGTAATAGAAGAATATATCTAAAGATTTGAATATAACCATAAAATGTTACTTATTTTTGGTGATTTTAAAATTCCTTATTCAAATATAGTTTTTATGCAAGACATATATGAATCTTCCTCTTCTTCTGTCAGTGAAAATGATCTCCACGATCAAGCTCGACTTGCGAGTGATGTTGAAAACGAAATAGATGATTTAACTTCCAAGTATCTTTTTATTAAACTTTATAAAGGTATACTTGGAAGATATGATAAATTAGAAGAGTTTACAAAATCTACTAACGTAAATAAATTTTTAGATGAAAATGGAAATTTTATCTCTAAAAATCATAAGTCTCCAGATGAAGTACCAGTTACAGATTTGTTGATACCTTATCATCTTCTTGTAAATAATAATAAAAAGGAAAAATCTACTTTTGAAATTATTATGGATTATTTTAGAAATATTTTTTAAATTTTTTTTAAAAAAAAATTTAAAAATTAAGAGTATAACTTTTTAGTAGGTTTATTTAATGGTTGTTTTAAATTTTTGTTTCCTAAGTTAGAAAAATTTGAACTTATATTATGTTTTCTATAATATTCATTGTTCTTTATAGAAGTCCAAAAAAGGATAAACCAAATAACCATAGTAAATATAAAGATAAGAGAAACGTATGCAGCTTGATTGTTAGTACATTTTTCCAAGCAACCTATATAATCAAAAAGATCTGATTTGTCTGAGTATTTAGTTATGTTTCGTGTAGAGTTACATTCCAAAATACAAGTATTATAGTAATCGATGTCATTGAGATATCTTCCGGGAAAAGATTTAACTAAATTTAAGTTTGATAAACCGAAAGTAAATAAGGTAGATAATTTTGCAAAGTTTAATTTGTGTAAATAAAACATCTTTATTTATAAAATAAAAACAGTAATTTGAAAAATTATTTTATTTTTTCTTAAAAAAACTTATTTAGAAAATTATCTTTAAAAATATAAATGAGAAAGCGTAAAATGGAAGCAAAAAAATGCGAACCATCAAATAATGTTAAGAAAAGGCAACGACCACGAATTCGATTAAAAGACGCTCCTACCATATCATCTCTAGATGACCTTATAGAATTAGGTCAATCAATAAGTTTTTATAGAAATTTAGATATGCCAATGTTATGGAGAATAGCTCCCCATCTTGAGGAGTTAAACAGTCTTATAGGAATGAAATCACTAAAGGAGTCTATATTTTATCAAATAATATATTATCTCCAAGGACTGAACGAAAAAAATAAAAATCAAGAGTACCTTCATACAATAATAACCGGCCCTCCAGGTAGTGGTAAAACTTCTGTATCAAAAATATTAGGTAAAATTTATAAAGAATTGGGTGTATTATCAGATAAAGGTGAATTCAAAGTTGCTTACAGAGAAGATTTTGTAGCAGATTATTTAGGACAAACTGCAAATAAAACAAAGAAACTACTAAAATCCTGTATAGGCGGTGTTCTTTTTATAGACGAACTATACGCTTTAGGACCTGGTAAAGACGATAAAGACTCTTTTTCTAAAGAAGCGATAGATACTCTTAATGTATTCTTATCAGAACATAAAAACGACTTTTGTTGTATAGCAGCAGGCTATAAAGAAGATATATCTTCATGTTTTTTCTCTGTAAATAGAGGACTTGAAAGAAGATTCCCTTGGGTTCATAATATAGAAAGCTATACTCCAGAAGAGCTAACATTAATAGCTATAAAAATGATAGAAGATATCGGTTGGAAAATAGACAAAAATGAAACTAAAGATTTAATCACAGACATAATAAAAAATAATCCAGATCATTTCAAAAATTACGGCGGTGATATAGAAAACTTCATAACAAAATCTAAAATGATGCATGCAAAAAGAGTTTTCACCCTCCCAAAAAATAAAAAATATATCTTCTCAAAAGACGACTTTAATGAAGGTATTAAAATGGTAAAAAAATACTCTCAAAATAATAAAAAGGATGATAAG